GACTCGCACCGGTGCCGAGTTAACTATCAAGTGGGCAAAGGAAAAGTACAGTCCGATAGCACTGGTAGGGCAGACCAAAGCTGATGTCAGGGACACGATGGTGGAAGTCGGGGAGTCGGCTATTCTCAATATCTGTCCTCCCTGGTTCAGACCAGAATATGAACCTTCCAAGAGGCGGTTGACATTCCCTAATGGAGTGCTGGCCATAATCTACTCGGGGGATGAGCCAGACCAGTTAAGAGGTCCGCAGCACTCCAAAGCGTGGGTGGATGAACTGAGCAAGTTCAAGTACCCGCAGGAGACATGGGATAACCTGATGTTTGGCTTGCGGATGGGTGAAAATCCCCAGGCTGTAGTTACCACCACACCCCGCCCGATTCCGATTATCAAGGCACTGGTGAAAGATTCTAGGACGGCGGTTACCAGGGGTCACACGCTTGAGAATAGGGAAAATCTGGCGCCAGACTTCTTGAACTATATCCTTAGTCGATATGAAGGCACAAGGCTAGGTCGGCAAGAGCTAGCTGGAGAGATACTGGACGATAACCCAGAAGCACTATGGCAGCGAGATAAAATAGATGAGTCAAGGGTAAAACAGCACCCAGACCTGACCAGAGTCGTAGTAGCGATAGACCCACAAGGAACAGATAGCCCCGAATCAGCCGAAACGGGCATTGTAGTAGCTGGCACAGCCCATGTTGGCGGGCAATCGCATGGCTATATTCTGGCTGACCTTACCGTAAAAGGTACTCCTGAAAAATGGGCGACTGCCGGAGTCACCGGCTATTACAACTATAACGCCGACTTGATAGTGGGCGAAGTCAATAACGGCGGGGACATGGTTGAGCACACTATAAGGACTGTAGACCGCAATGTAGCTTTTAAAAAAGTCCATGCCAGTCGGGGTAAATATACTAGAGCAGAACCAATATCAGCATTGTACGAGCAAGGTAGAGTTCACCATGTAGGCTTCTTTCCTGAGCTTGAAGACCAGCTCTGTGAATGGGTACCGGGTAATAAGAGTCCAGACAGGCTAGACGCCCTGGTCTGGGCATTAACGGAACTAATGTCAATTGGCAGAGGATATGCATTTGAGGTATAAATAAGCGTAAATTGAGCCTAAAAGACTTGACAAATGTTTACGAAGTGTTACATAATAATACTAAAAAGGGTGGTGGCGCTATGCTAAAGAAAGGATTGGTTATATACGAGCCTAGAGGAAGAGCCGGGGAATATGCTCCCTTAGCTGTCAATTTATATAAGGGATGCGGGCACGGCTGTATATACTGCTATGCCCCGGAAGCCACGTTTGTAGATAGACAGAAATTCATAAAAGCCCTCCCCCGCCAGGACATAATTAAAAAGCTGGCAAAGGACGCACCCCAGGCTGCATTAGATAGCTACAAGGGGAATGTCTTGCTTTGCTTTGTAACAGACCCTTACCAGCCCATAGACATAACCTATCAGCTAACACGCCAGGCTATAGAGATACTTCACGAAAATCTCTTTAATGTCATCATATTGACCAAGGGTGGTAAGAGAGCGGAGAGAGACTTTGACCTACTTCGGCCCGGTGACGAGTTCGCTACTACGCTAACATTCCTGGATGAGCAGAAGTCCTTACAGTGGGAGCCTTGGGCAGCAATCCCAGGAGAGAGAATGGAGACACTGAGAAAAGCCTACAAACTCGGTGTTAAAACCTGGGTTAGCCTTGAGCCGGTAATAGAGCCTGCCGAATCACTCGAAATAATCAAGCAGACTCATACTTTTGTGGATTTGTTCAAGGTAGGCAAATTAAACTATCACCCCAGAGCCGATGAGATAGACTGGCGTAAATTCCTGCGGGAATGCATAGCCACACTGAAGCAATACGGCTGCCAGTATTACATAAAAAGGGACTTGAGGCGGTATAATTAGTACAGGTGTTTCCATGACAGCATTTTATGAAACCAAAGGTAGAAATGGTGAACTTATTTCTCTTTATTTTCAGGACTGCATTGAAGGCATGAGGGCAACGCTTCAGCCTCGTTCGGTTGATGTGGTAGTCACTTCACCTCCATATAATATCGGGGTTCGCTATAACAGCTACCATGACCAAATGCCAAAGGCATCCTATCTCCGTTGGATGGGAGATGTAGGAGAAGAATTGAAGCGTGTATTGAGTGATACAGGCTCGTTTTTCCTGAATATTGGGAGCAAACCTTCAGACCCTTGGATTCCGTTTGAAGTTGCCCAAGAGTTAAGGCGTCAGTTCGTCCTTCAGAATGTAATTCATTGGATAAAATCAGTCGCTATATCCAAGGATGATGTAGGAAAGTATCCGAACATGTTGAAGGACATAGCAGTGGGGCATTATAAGCCTATAGCGGGGCGAAGGTTCTTGCACGATTGCCACGAATATATCTTCCATTTTACGAAGTCAGGCAAAGTTGCAGTTGATAGGTTGGCTATTGGTGTTCCATACCAAGACAAATCCAATATCGGACGCTGGCACTCCGCTAAACAGGATATAAGGTGTCGGGGCAACACTTGGTTTATTCCTTACAAGACTATTCGGGATAAACAAAGCCAAAGACCGCACCCGTCTAGTTTCCCTGTGGCTTTGCCTGAAATGTGCATAAAGTTTCATGGCGTTAGGCAGAGCAAACTTGTCGCTGACCCATTTGTGGGTATAGGCTCTACAGCGTTAGCGTGTCTTCAGCTTGGGATTTCTTTTGTTGGTTTTGATATTGATAGGCAATATTTGGAGACAGCTTCAAAACAAATAGAATCATACTTGAACGTCAAACCTGCGCAACAAGCATTGCTGTCTCCCATTTTGTTAAAAGTGTGATTGCCTCCTTGACCGGGGAGGGTATGCGAAAACATAAAGTTTGTCCATTGGAGGAAAAGTATGGGCAGTTTATTTGCCGTATATGCCCGCTTCAATATTGTATTTTAGAGAAGACGGGCATAACATCTAAGAGTGAGAAATTAGTTTTCCAGACAGCATTAGATATTTATATGAGGGACCTTGAAGTTCATAACATCTTAACGAAAATAAAAGAAGGAAAACTAAAGGTAGTAGACTAGAGATAAGAAACTGCCACTCCGATGTGCTATAATAATTCTGAGATGGCAGTTAAAGATATTGTCAAGCGGCTTGGTGAAATTAAGACAGGGGCAGAAATAGTCCATCATCGCAATGGAATTAAAGATGATAACCGCCTTGAGAACCTTGAATTATTGCCTGATATAGGGAAGCATAATCTTCATTCCATTTGTGCCAACTGCGATTTGCGGAAAGAAATCAGGTTAATGCGCTGGCAAATTAAGGAACTAACCCAGCAATTGCAAGGGAGGTTAAAAGTTGACTATTAAATCCAGAATTCAAAGGCTGTTGGGATTCCGTCTGGGTGGCAGTTACATTAGCGAATTTGCCATACCGCCTGGGTGGTCGTATCAGAGATACCTCGAAATTTATGGAGAGGTGGGCTGGCTATTTGGGGCTGTATCTCTTATTGCTAATTCTGTAGCTGATAGCAGGTGGAAATTCTATCATAAGAAGAATCGCAAGGAATATGAGGAGATAGATGACCATCCTATTTTAGATTTGCTTAATTATGTTAATCCCTTCCAAACTCGATACCAGTTTCTTCTAATGCTTCAAACATATATCGGTTTAGTGGGCGAGGCTTTTATTACTTTAAACTTTAATAGGCTGAAGGTCCCTGGTGAGATGTGGCTGGCTCCGCCAGGGTTTATGTATGTTGTTCCCTCCAAGACACAATATATTTCTCATTATGAATACAGGAGAGGAACTAATATAGTTCGGCTCGAAATCCCTGAGGTAATCCATATTATGGACCCAAACCCCGCTAATCCGTATCGGGGGACCGGGGCAGCGAGGGCAACGAGTATGGATATAGATGCCGAGTATTATGCCTCCCGGTATCAGCAGAGGTTATTCTTTAATGATGCTACACCAGGACTGATTTTGGAATTTCCCGATTTACCCCCAGCAGAAGTGAGAAAACAATTGAGGGAGGAATTTTTAGAGGTTCATCAGGGTTGGCGGAATGCCCGCAAGCCTGCATTTCTCTGGGGGGGAGCTAAAGCTAACACTATTGCATTAGCACCGAAAGATATGGAGTTTGAGCGGCTAAGGAATGCTAATAAGAAACTGATTCTGGGGGCTTACCACATACCTGACAGTTTGATAGGAGCAAGTGAGGTTGGTAGCCGGGCGAGGGCAGAGGCAGATGAATACATCTTTGCTAAATACACTATCAAGCCAGCACTGACGCGGATTAAGGAAGCACTTAATGAGCAGTTATGCCCTCTGTTTGACGAGAATTTGGAGCTGGATTTTGTCAGTCCTGTTACTGAGGATAGATCATTATTAGTTGATGAATGCGACAAGATGGTTCGGGCAGGTGTCTATACCCGCGAGTTTGCCCAGAAATTATTAGGGCACAGTTCAGAAGATATGAAGGGCGGGACTTATTTACTGCCGTTAACTATGTTACCTGAGACAGCCAAAAGTCTTACACAAAAAAATTTGACTTCTCACCGTTGGAGTGAGGAGCAGAAGGAGCTCTACTGGCTAGGTTACAAAGCCAGGACTGAAGGACAAGAGAAGCCATTTCTCAAGATGATCAGGACCCTATTTGACGAGCAACAATCTGAGGTCATTGAAAACCTAAAGAGGTCGCAGACAGCAGAAGGGTCTTTGTTTAATGAGACTGAAGCTAATGAGAGATTTAAGGATGCTTTCAAACCTTTAATTGCTTACGTATATGAATCAGCTGGACGGGATGTTATGGAGGGGGAAGAGCCGAAGCCAACGCATCGCGCTATAATAAAGCAAGAATTCCTTAACCCACATGCTTTGGAGTGGATTGCTACCCGATCATTGACATTAGCCAAGCTGTTAAACGGCACGACTATTGAGCAATTAAGGGGGGTGTTGGCGGCTGGTTTTGAGGCTGGTGAATCTATTCCCAAGATAACAAAGAGGATAGAGGAGTATTATACACATGCCTACAAAATCAGGGCTCAAATGGTAGCACGAACTGAGGTTATCACTGCTTCGGCTAAAGGGGCTGAGGAAGGATACCGGGAATTGGGGGTTAAGAAGGTTCAGTGGTATACGGCACTGGATGAGAGAACTTGTGATGAGTGTATGGCATTGCACGATAACATCTATCTAATAGATGAGGGACCGAGACCAGCATTGCATCCAAATTGTGTTTTACCTGATGTTAGAGTGGAAGCATCCAATGTTGTCTCGGGAAGTAGGGCTTTTTACAACGGGCAAGCAATTGAACTCACTACTGAGGATGGGAACAGACTCACCATTACCCCTAATCACATGATATTGACCCCGTCTGGATTTATGAGAGCCAAGTATCTTCACGAGGGAGACTATGTAATCACAAGCCTTGATGGTCAAAGGATATCGTCTAGCATCAATCCAGATAATAACAGTTGTCCAGCCCCTATTGAGGATATATGGAATTCGCTTATGATGAAGCAAGATGTGTTTAGGGCTACTATGCCAGTGTCCTCCGAAGATTTCTATGGCGATGCGGGGTGCTTTGATGGCGATGTCGACATTATATATCCCAATAGCTTTTTGTTGAATAATGTCAGCGATGCCATTGTCTTTAAGCATGGTAACGAAAATATTCTCAATTGTAGAAATGCCAAGCCTCTTAATCTCACGAGTTTTAGCCCTCGCTTCTCGTTCAGCAATAGAATGAATACGCCCTCTAGTTGCTATGTGGGAAGCAGCAGTCAGTTCCCTTCGCTCTTCAATGGACAAACGAGACATCCTAATAATGTTAGCCTCGCTCCCCGTTCTAGGTTTGATACCAGCTTCCAAAAGGCGTCTACGGATAACTCCCCTGTCTATACCGAACTCTCTAGCCAATTTCAGTTCCGATTCGCCAGCCTGATAGCGCCAAAGCAAATTCTCCAAGTTAGGAAATTTAATTTTAGCGGGCATGTATATGACCTCCAATCTTTAGACCAATTATACATCGCCAATGGTATAGTTGTCAAGAATTGCCGTTGTGTAATTCTAAGTGTGATTGAGTAGTCGTGGTATAATAGTCATGGAGGTAAATCATGGCAGTTGAATTAAAAGAGGAAGCTAAAATCCTGCATAAAATCCTGGATTGTGATGTTAAAAAGTTAGGGGAGCGGGAATATGAGTTTACCGCTTCAACCTCAGTGCAAGACCGGGACGGGGAAGTCATTGAGGCCAGTGGCTGGGATTTAAAGAACTTCAAGAAAAACCCAGTCATCACCTGGGCACACGATTACAGAGCTTTACCTGTAGGCAGAGCTCCCAGAGTATGGGTATCAAATGGGGAGCTTAAAAATACAGTTGAATTCCCGCCAAAAGGCACTTATGAGTTCGCCGATATTGTGGAGAGGTTGGTTGAAGCTGGTTACCTCAAGACTGAGTCGGTCGGATTTATTCCTAAAAAGTGGGAAGATGGTGATGGGGAGAAAGCTCCCAGGCGAACATTTCTAAAGCAGGAATTATTAGAGATTGCCCTTGTGCCGGTGCCATCGAATCCAGATGCTCTTAGAACTGCGATTGATAACGGTGTGATAACGACAAAGGAATTTAACACTATCACAAAACCAGAGGAGACGGATGACTGGATTAGAATTCCAGTCAGGGAATGTGACGTAACCGCCACAATAGATATATCTAAAAAAGAAGGAATAAAGGCTCTTTACTGCGGTAAGGAGAAGAAAGTTCGCACTTATATGTTTGATAAGAGAAATCCTTATAACTGGACTATGGAGCGTGCAAAGGCTTGGGTTAAGGAACACGATTCGAGTAAAGACATTGATGAAGTGGGGATAGAAGTAAAGATTGAAGAGAAGGTTGCTATTCCCTACAAGCGCACTCCATTAGCTGACGAAGGGACTGAATGGGATGCCGGCAGGGAAGTTAGGGAAGCTGAAGTAGAAGACCTGAAAATCATGTGTGCCATTGTGGAGGGCGACCCTGATAATAAAACTTCCTATAAGCTCCCCCACCACAAAGCAAGCGGTGAACACGCCTGCGTCTGGAGAGCAGTAGCCAATTGTGCTGCTGTTCTGATGGGAGCCAGGGGGGGAGTGGATGCTCCCCCAGCATCAATTGCTGGGGCAAAAACGCATATTGGAAAACATTATGCAGACTTCTCTCACACAGCGCCATGGGAAACGGAGGATGAGAAACTTTACGAAAACATCATCGGAGAATGGAAGAAGGGTGTTAGTCAATCTGCAATCAAGGATGAGCTTGAATATGCCAAATCACTAATAGTCAAAGAGAAAATGAATGAAGAAGTTACTGGGGAAGCGTGGAACATGGTTAGGGAAATTATGCGCTTAACAGGCGGCGACATGCCTGATGATATAAAAGCCAAAATCGGGGCTGTGCTGAATCAAAAGAACCGAGACAGGTTAGAGCAAATCAGGCTTCTAGCCCAGGAGGTGTTAGATTCGGCTGAACGCGAACCAGAGAAAATAGTTGAGCCCGGGTTATCCCCAGAGCAAATTGAAGGGATAATACATAGCACAATCACAAGTGTTATACGCAGGGCTCAGGGTAAAATAAATAGTTAGGAGGTAAAATAGAGTGAGTGAACAATTAACCGCAGAACAAATTGCTGACCTGGCGGCTAAGTCTGCTATTGAGGCAATAAAAACATTGCAGAAACCAGAGAGGAAGTTTATCCCAGGAGGTGATGACGGCAACCCTACAATTAGTGTTACTAAAGACGAGGGGGATAAGCAATTCAAGTCTATTGGTGAACATCTTATCGCTGTCAAAAACGCCTACCAGAATGGAGCAATAGACAAGAGACTTTACCGCATGGCGGTCAATGACCAGGGCGTATCTCTTAAAGCGACAGGGCTTTCGGAGGGGGTACCTGCTGATGGTGGATTCCTGATTGAGCCACAATTCATCCCCCAGATACTGGAGCGAACTTACCAATATGGTGTTCTGGCTTCTCGTTGCACGCGAATTCCTGTTGGTGCGGGATATAACGGAGTCAAAATGCCGGCAGTTAGTGAGACCAGTTTAGCATCCAGCCGATTTGGCGGTATCGTATCATATTGGGCGGCTGAGGCAGGAACTAAAACAGCTTCAATGCCGCAATTCCGTCAGGTATCACTGGAACTCAAGAAGTTAATCGGGTTGTGCTACGCGACTGATGAGCTTCTCCAGGATGCTGTTGCGCTTGAGGCATGGCTGATGAAAGCCTTCCCGATGGAATTTGGTTTCAAGCTGGATGACGCCATTATCAACGGGTCTGGTGCTGGGCAACCGCTAGGCATAATGAACTCTCCTTGTCTGGTAACCGTAGCAAAGGAAAGTGGGCAAGCAGCGGCTACCATCCAGGCTGAGAATATCATAAAGATGCATGCTCGGCTGTGGGGTGGTTCAAGTAATAATGCTGTGTGGCTGATAAATCAGGACATAGAACCTCAGCTCCATACCATGAGCCTGGCAGTGGGCACAGGAGGAGTACCAGTCTATATGCCTGCTGGTGGACTTTCCGAGAACGCTTACGGGACTCTATACGGCAAGCCTGTCCTGCCCGTCTGGCAATGTCAGACTTTAGGAACTGTGGGAGACATTATATTCGCTGACCTCAGTCAGTATCTATTGGCTGAGCAGGGTGGAATAAATGCAGCTTCATCGATCCATGTTAAGTTTGTATATGATGAGACTGCATTCAGGTTTGTGATGCGGATAGATGGTCAGCCATGGTGGAACTCGGCTCTCACGCCGTACAAGGGATCTAATACTCAGAGTCCGTTCGTCGTGTTAGCGACTAGAAGTTAAGTAAGTGAGGGGAGAGGATTTTAGCCTCTCCCCTCTAAAATAAATATGGAGGTTAGAGAAATGAATAAATTAGGAGATCTGCACATTATTCACTGCATTTCGCCGGTAGATACAGCTGCAGTTGCTGCCAGTGGTGATGTTGTAGACTGTGCTGAGGCACATGAGCTTGAATTTCTGGTGCTTCTTGGCACTATCACAGGTGATACGGTTGTTGTGACAGTGCGTGAGTGCGATGATACTACCCCAACAAATTCCACGGCTATCGCATTTAGCTACCAGAAGGGAGCAGCATTAGGGACTGACACAATGGGAGAGGTAACGGCAGCTACTACCAGTGGAGTAACTATGTCAGCTACAGATGATGACAAAATCTTGAGATGTTTTGTTAACCCAGCAAGCTTCGACAGTGGTTATCGCTATGCTAGAGTTGTTGTCACCCCTGGTGGGTCAATGAGTGCTTGTGAAATAGCAGCAATTGCTATTTTGAGGAAGAGGTATCCACAAGAGGTACCAGCAAGCGCAGTTGACTAAAGGTAAATAGTAGTGAAAGAGAAGAAAAAGAGGAAGGGGAAATCCCTTCCCCGACCTCAGAAGGATAAAATGTTGAGGTCGGCACCTAACACGAAGGGAATATAAGACCCTTCGTGTACATGGTAAATAAATACCTGGAGGTGGAAAATGAGCGATTATATCGCAGGGAAAGCATTAAGGAAACTAAATTTAGGAGTAAAGGTTGAACGGGCAACGGCAACCTTACCGCAGACGGCACAGGCAGCCCTGTTCAATGTTAAGACAGGGCGAGTGGCAGTTACCGCTATTATTGGTGAAGTAACGGTTGTCATTCAGACACAGGCTAATAATACCAAACTTGTAGCCAATCCAACCACAGGCACAGATGTTGACCTGTGTGCGGTTCTGAGCATCTCGGCTAAAGAGGTAGGATGTCTGTTCGGCATTACTGGTCTATTCTCTGATGCTATGGTAGGGGCTAATGCTGGAGCGACGGTTATACCGAAAAATCCAGTAGTAGTTCCTGTCGGCTCGATAGACTTGAACTGTGCTGCGTCAAATACTGGTTCAGTCAAGTGGACAGTTTTCTATATACCAATAGATGACGGCGCCTACGTTGAGGCGGCCTGAGTCTGCTAGCAGCAGGTGGGGGGAGGTTAGTCACAAGCGTTCCTCCTTTTGCGCTGTGGCTAATCTCCCTACCCCCTAACCTAGAAAATATAGGAGGTGAATTATGGCAGTTAAAAAAGAAGCTACCATAGAAAGATATATCGGGCTTAGCACCGATACCAAGCCGACAGGGGTGCGCATAAGTTCTACATTCCTTGAGTATGATACTGGGACATTGTATGTTACTTATGATGGTACGCTCTGGACTCCCAAGATAGTGGCTGGGGATGACTTTGTATCGGTAGAAGCTAAACTCTTTGAGTGGACTTCATCTACTTGGATTGCCACACAAGCTTTAACAAGTGATGGTATCCAGTGGAGTGATGAGAAAACCTTAGCGGTTGGCCAGTCTGAAACGCAGGTATTCGGAGCAATCATTGAGCCACCAAAGGTCGGAAAACTGATAGCGGTGGAAGTAGGTCTAGTATGCCACCTAAAATCAGGCGAGGCGACAGTAGCCAAGACGTGGCAGTGGAAGGCTAGAAATAAAGGTGGCACCTGGGTAGATCTCCATGGTGCAGTCTCTGAGAACCTGACTACCAGCTATGTGGAGAAAACTATGTCTGGCAATTTCTACGCAGTGACCAACTTCGATGCGGTGCCGTTTGAGATAGGGCTGTTTTGCACCCCACACGCTTCAACTGCTTTGGCAACTATCATTAGCCAAGTGAAAAATAGTAGCAAATGCGTGATTGTGTATAAACCTTCTTAGTAATTAGAGGTAGAAAATGATAGCAGTAAGAGAAAGACTGTTAGCCAGAGATGTTGAAACTGCCAGGGGCAGGCTAGAGTCTATGGTGCTGAACCTCACAGGCTATCCTGGTGGTGGTAGCAGACTGCAGGATAGGAGCTTTTATGGTAATCACGGTACAATCATTGGTGCTACTTGGGCAAAGCTACCAAGTGGACTATGGGTGCTGAGCTTTGACGGCACGGATGATTATGTGCAAGTGCCACATTCTAGCTCTCTGAACATCGACAGCGCCATTACCCTTGAGGTTTGGACAAAAGTTCTATCTCCAACTATGAATGTAAACACTTATCCTATTGCCAAAAGTAGCGCATATCAGATTAGACATGGCTTTGGTTTGGCTTGTTATCTTTTCGATTTGTATATAGATGGGGCGTATCGAAGTACGCCTGATTATATGCCTTATGATAATGAGTTTCATTTCATTGCAGGGACATATAGCGAAGCAGATAGAACTTTAAGGCTTTACGTAGATGGAATTTTAAGGAGTTCCACAGTCCTTAGTGGGTTAACAACCTATAAGATAAATACTAACACTAATAACGTTATAATAGAATCTGGTTATAATCAAGGAAGAATTGCCATTATCGACAAAGTCCGCCTTTACAATCGGGCATTGAGTGCGCTTGATGTTCTAAATGCGTTTGAACAGGTAAAACACCTATTTGGATTGTGAGATATGCGAGTCTATATTGAGGCACGAGAAGATGGAGAAGGCGGTGAATTTGTCAGGCTAGATGTAACAGGCAAAACTGCTGGTGAGCAAGATGCTATTCTGACAAGTCTGAAGGATTTTATGACTGGCGTGTCATGTAAGTTCACTAAACATTATTGCTACCACGAGGACAGAAGTAATACTCCTTGCCAAGCAGAGGAAGTGTAATGATTATCTTGCGGACTGATAAGCCGATAGCCAACAGAGATGATGTTTGGTGCTCTGAAATTAACATTCGCTTGCTGACACCGGCACGGAGAGACAAATTGGTTAGCCTTATGGAGGTTGCGAGTTTTACCTTAAGAGCTGGCACAGAGGATATGCTGGCGGGTGAAATCAGAACTATTGATAACCTGCTCAAAATAGAAGATGGGGTATAGGTATGGCGGTGCAGAAGGTTGTAGTGCTAGATGGAACAAACAAAATTCCAGAAGGGGACTTGCCTGATAGTGTTCCTGTACTCCCGATTGATGAGGCGGATGTTACTGGTCTAGTTGATGATTTGGCTGGTAAAACGACACTAGCAGCAGTTAAGGCAGATACGGATATTGCTGATTCGCTTGCTAAGAAACACTCTAATTCGCTTGACCATAGCCATGCCAATAAGGCAATTCTTGATACTTATACTCAAACTGAAATAGATCTTGCCGATGCGGTAAGTAAGAAGCATAGCAACACATTTGACCATGACGGAGCTATACAAGACTCTGCTATTGCCGGAAAAGAACCTGCCAATGCTAACATCCAAGCTCATGTTACCTCTAATCATGCTCCCAGCAATGCCCAGAAGAACTCCGATATTACAAAAGCTGAGATTGAAGCTAAGCTTACTGGGGAGATTGCCAGTCACACACACGCTGGGGGTGGTGGTGATGGTGAAGTTTCTGTTGTAGCTACACAGGATACTGCAAATGCTACGACCACACTAGCTGATGCCACAGGATTAACCTTTAATGCCATGGCTAATAGTATCTATATCATTGAGGTATTTATATTATGGGATAGTTCGGCTACCACAGTAGGTATCAAGGTAAGTGCTTTTGCTTCGGGGACCCCCGACGTAATGGCAGGTCATTTCATTGCTGATGCTGCTAATGGCACACCTGACAGCTCGTCTTTTAATGGCAGTGATGTTGTGGTAAGTACTTCTGCCTCTCCGTTCCCAACAGCATGTATGGGTAAATTGGATGCTATATTAAAGACTGGAACTAGCTCTGGCACCTGGCAGTTACGCTTTGCTGCTGAAACTACAGGCACAATTACTATCAAAGCAGGGTCGGTATTAAGGTATCGGAAAGTTGCATAGTTGAGATACAAAGAAGAAAGTAGGAGCATAAATGGCTACTGGTTCTGACATCCTGGCAATGAAAACGGCAAGTGAAGAGGCAAAGGCTGTTGAAAGGACTACCTGCCCGAATTGTGAGTGGCCACTGGAGAAACACCCTGATGGCAGAAAGCACTGTCCATTTTGCGGGTATATTTTAGAAGGAGGGATAGGCAGTGAATAGCTATTCCGACCTGGTCACACTTAAAAGTGCTTCTTACCTCAATATAGCTACAGTAACAGATTACGATACGCCATTGCTTAATCTTTTAATTCAGGCAAGCAGACTTATAGACAAATGGTGTGGGAGGTTCTTCTTTGTCCGTAATGAGACCAGATATTATGACGGAATGGGATTAAAGTTGTTTCTTCCAGATGACCTACTTTCTATTACCACCCTGGAAACAGATGAGGATGGGGATGGCACTTATGAAAATAGCTTCGCTGTTACTGATTATTTTCTCTATCCTCTCAATGATTATCCCAAAACCAGGATAGAGATAAACCCTAACGGGAACTACGGTTCATTTGCTAATGGAGTTCAGAAGGGGGTTAAAATAGTTGGTTCATTCGGGTATGGGGATGGTATATCGGCACTCCCATATTCCGCTAGTGGTATTACAATTGTGGCTGATAATGAGACCGAGACTACATTGGATGTAAGTGCTGAAGGCACACTAGCAGCTGGACATACTATTTTAGTTGAAAGTGAGCAGATTTTTATAGTATCAGCCACCTCAGATGGAACCAAGAAGATAACGGTGAAGAGAGCGGTTAACGGGACTGAAGGGGCAGCTCACGCCATAAAGGCAGCTTCTATCTATGAATATCCGATGCCGATAGCCCAGGCATGTCTCATAAATGCTATGAGAGCATTTAAACGCAAAGATAGTGCCTATGCTGACATAATCGGTTCTCCAGAAACAGGTCAGATTGTAATGTCTAAGGGAATTGACCCGGATGTTGCTGAGACTATTAAGCAATACAGGAAGCTAAGATATTTATGAAATTTGGAATGGGAATACAGCTAAAGGGTGTTGATGCTCTGCTAAAGAAGCTGGACAAGAAGACCATCACCACGCCGTTGAGCGAAGGCATCAAGAAAATCACGCTATGGCTGGAAAGATTAGTTATGATGTCCACCCCGGTAGATACAGGCAGATTGCGCTCAAGCATAACATCTGAGGTTCAGCCCTTATACGGAAAAGTAGGAACAATAGTTGAGTATTCTTTCATGGTGGAACACGGGACAAGGTATATGGAAGCCCGGCATGTAACTGAAGGCAGTTCAACACGAATATTAGGCAAGGGACCATTCCAGTATGCTCTAGAGCAGTTAAAAGATAAGTTGCCAGAGCATCTAAAAGAAATCGGGGAGAAAATCACAGCACAATGGAAGCTCTAGCCTTCATGAGACGCGCTGTAATCAAAATCTGGGCGAGTTAGAGTTGCGAAATGATAGAAACTATTATAGCACAAGTTGCAGTCCTGCAGGCAACGATAGCAGGAATTAAGCAGGCGCACGCAAATCCGCCTTCATCGTTGAATGCCTTCCCCTGCTTTGTCAATTTTATAGCGCCCTCTGATATAAATTATATGCCATCAAGGAGAGAGACGAGACATGTAATCAAAATGCAGTTGTATGTCTCCAAGCAGGTTACTCCGGAAGGGGATAAGGTTTTGAGAGAATTTGTTGACAAGACACTTGATAAGTTTGACCAAAACATTCAACTGAATGCGACCTGTGCTTATAGCGAGATAACCCACTACGACCCAGGAGTACTGACTTATGGGGGACATGAATATTTAGGTATTAGCTTTGACTTATTGGCTGTGGAGCTTAATTCTAGAAACTTCGCCACGTGATATAATAAACATCAGGAGGTAAAACAATGGGAATACGCGCGCTCAGGCAATTACAAATAGGGAAGGAGGCAACTAAGGGCACAGCCGTTCCGGCTACGGCGGTATTATTGGGTGAGCTTGAAATGAAAAGCTCGCCGACAATCTACCGAGCCCCAGAGCATAGAGGGCAACTGGCAGAGTTTAGTCGCAGTGTTAAGGTGGCTAATCTAGCCGAGCTTGTCTATACCGGTTCAGCCACGTTTGAGCAAATCCTGTATCTACTACATATGGGAGTGTTAGGAAATGTTACTCCAACAACAGTAGATACTAGTGCTAGATTGTGGACATTCACCCCAGCAATGACTGCGTCAGGCGTCTTTAATAGCTTCACAATTGAGTATGGGGACGATGTGGAGCAGTGGGAATCTGAGTTCTGCATGGCACGTGAAATAGAGATTTCAGGGGCTATGAATGAACCAGTGAAGATGAAGGGCGATATATTCGGCAGGAAGATGACGGCTTGTGATTTTACCGGGGCATTAACGCCGCCAACAGTTGAAGACATTCTTTCTCAGAAGGCCAAACTTTATATTGATGCTGAGACAGGGACAATAGGTGCTACTGAAAAGGCGAGCCAGTTGATTGCCTTCACCTATACCATCAAGACGGGGTTGGCACCAAAGCGATATGCCGATGGCTCACTTGACTTCTCGAACTACAATGAGACCTTTAAGGGCGTTGACTTGAAAATGACCTTCGCTTTCAATGCTAATGCCGAAGTGGAACGGTTGCTGTTTGATGGTGAGACCAAGCGGCTAATAAGAATACAGGCAACAGGTAGTAAAGTTGGGGCAGTATCGGCACTAAAAACTCTAACTCTGGATTTCTGTGGCATCTACACCGATTGGGCAACTTTGAGTGAGCGGGGTGGAGAGGACATAGTAGAGGTTACAATGTCAGCTCAAAGGGGCTCAACTTACACCAAACTCTTTGAGGTTGCTGTTCAGAATGCAGTTACCACATTACCATAAAAGGAGGTAAGACAGATGAGCTGGAAACGAATTGCATTGATTGCTATTTTGGCCTGGGTGGGAGTAACCCTGATAGCATTGGGGTGTTATTTCCTGTGGCTTAATAATCTTTTTAAATTCTGGGCCAGTTTAGGAATATAGAAATATAGGAATATAAGAAGAAGGGCTTATGGGATATTTTATTTACGAAGATGATTCAATCCAGATTGACCTTGAAGATGGGGAATGGGTAAAGATTGCATCCAGAATGTCTTATGGAATGCAGCAGAAACTCGTTGCCAGCTATATGAGGCTACAAAGCCAATTTAAGACTCTCCCTGATTTTGATATGGATGTGGAGACGGGGAACATTACTCTTCTACTACTCAATATCAGAGAATGGAGCTTAAAAGATAAATCTGGCAAAGTAGCTCCCATCAATGAGCAGACGATCAGGATGCTTGACCCAGCAGTAGCTACTAAAATTATTAACGCCATAAATGAGCAGAACCCACCCCCAAAAGTTTAGATTTTGACCCGCAATTATGGGTGTTGCTGGATAGAGGGGAGGGACAAGTATCAAGAGAATATTTGGAGTATCAAGTTATGAAGGAAATGGGCTGGACATATCAAGAGCTGATGGATTGCCCTCTGGAAATGGTGAATAATATCATTCGATTTATGAATACGGAGGGCAAATTTTATAAAACGAGGTCTAAGGGAAGCTAATGGCAAATGTTTTAGAAATAATTGTCAGAGCTAAAGACGAAGCCAGTAAAACCCTCCAGGATGTGGAAAAACAGGTTGGATTGACGACTAAACAGATGGCTATTGCTGGCGGCATAATGGTTGCTGCAGGAACTGCCATTACTGGGGCGTTAGCTCTGACAGCTAAAGCTGCTGCTGAAGAAGAGGCAGGCATTGTAAAGCTATCAACAGCAATGGGGAATATGGGTATCAGCTATGATGGAGTAAGGGGAAGTCTGGAAAAGTGGATTAACACACAGCAACAAAAAACTGCTTTTGCTGACGGCCAGCAGAGGGAATCGCTATCATCCCTTATCACAGTAACGGGCAACCTCACGCAGGCACAGAATCTACTTACCATCGCTATGGATTTAGCTCGCTGGAAAGATATTGACTTAGGGACTGCCACCGATATCCTGGCCAGAGTTTACGCTGGCAATATGGGGACACTATCCCGATATGGCATTGTGTTAAAAGAAGGGGCAACGGCTACTGAAGCTCTAGCCGAAATTCAAAGACTATCGGCAGGGCAGGCTGATGCATATGGTAAAAGTATGAAAGGGCAATTTGAGCTATTACAGAATAACATCGATGACCTTAAGGAAGCAATTGGTGCCGTATTGCTGCCAATCTTTACTCCACTGATTAAGAATCTAAATGATGTTGTCCAGGGAATCAAGGCCTGGACAGATGCACATCCAGCTTTGATGCGGGCAATTACAGTACTGGTAGGCGCTACCGGGATAATAGCTTTGATTGGTGGAATCACGCTTCTGGCAAAGGCTTTTATGTTAACACTACTTCCCAGCCTGATAGCAATAGTAACAGCCCTATGGGCACAGGTAACGGCTACTATTGCCGCGGTTGCAGCTACTGGATATGGGATACCGATTGCTATAGCTTCTGCGGCCGCTATAGGTATGCTCGCTTTTGGTATACAACAGCTGGCATCAAGAGAAACGGAGCAAATTGCTACTACAAAAGACTCGGCCAAGGATCAAGAGGCATTAATGACAAGTGTTGCTGGAACTACAGAGCAAATTGAGGCGCAGACTGAAGCAACTAAAGAATTAACACGAGCAATGGAAGCAGCATTTGCCGCTGCCAGAAGCGCCTCAGAACAACCAGCAGTGAGTGCGCCATTCTATGATGCCGCCCACCGTGCTGCCGCTGTGAAAGAAGCGGAAGAGTGGGAGCGTCGTGCAGAAGAAGCGGCAGCCGCAGGTAGAGTGGAAGAGGCTGGATTTGCCGCTCAACAAGCAGCACAACTGTCGACCAGACTTCAGTCATATCAGAAGGGGGGCATAGTCAGGGAGACAGGTTTAGCATATCTACATAGAGGTGAGACAGTTATACCAACCAATGCTAATATAACAATACCAGTTTATTTAGATGGGGAATTGATTACAACACGGGTTGAAAGAAGAATGATGAATAGAATACGATTACAGGGGGTAGCATAAAGTGGGAGAAATAAATGGAACTTTTATTTATAATGGTAAACCGCAGAACGGTGCCACATGCAAACTCTGGCAGAAATCAGTATTTAGTGGTACACCGCCAGTATTTGACCAGGATGAACCCGGAAGCGGACAGCAAGGCTCTACAATAACGACAGGAACCAATTACGGTGGCGATGGAGCTTTCAGGTGGACTGGCGTGCCCGCTGGGGAATACTATGTATCTTGTTATTATGATAATCATAGGAGCTGGATGTATGTTGCGCCGTCGATAGAAGAGATAGCGACTACAAGAGGGGATATGCTGTATCGGGGAGCTTCAGTTCTTATGAGATTGCCCAAAGGCACAGCAGGCCATTACTTGAAGCAGGGAGCTGATGACCCCGAATGGGCGGCTGCGCCTGGTGCTTCCCCCAACTTCCAGCGTTTTACCACTTCGGGCACCTGGACTAAACCCGCTGGAATGACTCATGTTTTAATTGTATGTGTTGGAGCTGGCGGAGGTGGAGGGGGAGGTACTGGTGGTAATGCTGGCACAGCCAGAAGAGGTGGAGCTGGAGGAGGCGGAGGTGCTTACGCAATAAAAGTGGTGCCAGCTTCAACGTGTGGTGATACAGAAACCGTAACGATTGGTGCTGGAGGAACAGGGGGGGCTGGAGGTAGTGCTACATCCGGGTCAAACGGTGGGGTGGGTGGAAATACCTCCTTTGGTTCACTTCTTATAGCTTATGGTGGTGGGGGAGGAACAGCTATTACCACTACCGGAGGTGGTGGTGGTGGAACTGCAGGTGCTGGTGGAGTAGGCGGAGCAGGAGGGCTACCTAGTTGTGGAACAACTACTGGTAATGAATTAGCTGGCGGTGGTGCAACAGGTGGCGCCGCTGGTGCAAGTGGTTACTCATCTGAATATGGTGGTGCGGGTGGGGGAGGTGGTGAAACAAACGGAGGAGCTGGTTCAAAAGGCGGTAGTTCATTATACGGCGGTGGCGCTGGAGGAGGTGCTGGTGGAGTAGGCACTGATAATGTTGAAACCGCTGGTGCGGCTGGAGGAAATGTTAATTCTTATACAGTGGGAGGTGGTGGAACTGCTGGTGCTGTAAATGGTGGAACAGGCGGAGCAGGAGGTGCTGGTGGTGCCAGTAATTATGAATTCTGTGGAAAAGGCGGTGGAGGAGGTGGGGGTCAGGATAGTGGAACTGGTGGAGCAGGAGGAAACGGTGGAGCACCAGGAGGTGGAGGAGGAGGTGGAGCTGGAGGCACTACAACAGGTGGTAATGGAGGAGTAGGAGGAAGTGGTGAAGTAAGAGTGTATTCTTGGTAATTAAATGTGTGTCCAGCCTTTGCGTAGGAGAAAAGCAATATGAGAAAAGCAATAATAAGACAATCTGACGGACGTGTTGTAAATGTTATAGAAATTGAGGCAAAAGCTAACTGGAAACCACCCGATGATTGCCAATTAGCTGATGCTAAAGACGGTTCTCCTGGTGATACCTGGGATGGAACAAAGTTTATTAAGCCAGAGACTATTGTTCCTGAGCCTGTGAGGGATTTATTAGCCGAGATAGATACTCTAGAGGCTAGAATAAAGAGGCTGGAAAGTCTATGAGACCTGAAGTTAAAATAAACGGCTCACCAGTCCAGCTATATGAGGATAGCTTGAGCCTCCAGTCCCAGATGTCCCAGAAAGTATCTACGGCAACTGTAGATATAGAAGGGGAGGAATGGGAAGAGGATGCTTCTTATGCTATAACTTTAAACCCTGCATATGGTGGTTATACCAGAGTAATGGCCAGGGACCTGATAGAGATAAATAGAGGGGCAACTCCATACGAAAATGCTGCTATTATTCTCTCCCCATGTATGGGGGGTAACTCAACTTATTTAGATAAATTCTTTGCCGGCTATGTGGCTATAATAGAGCAGAAGACTGACGGACTGAGGAAGATTTACAACTGTCAATGTCAGGATTATAACAGTCGCCTTAATTCTATTTTAGTCAACAAAACTTATACAAATCAGACCGAAGCCCAAATCATAGCTGATTTATTTGCGACTTACTGGAATGAGATTGATACTACAACCTATGTGGTCGGTACAACCAATGTTGCCTCCATAGAGTTCCCCGACATTTATTTGATGGAAGCCTTACAGATGTTGGCAGATATGTACAGCAAGGCATTCTATATTGATTATGACAAGAAACTTCACTACTTTACCCCTCAGACTGATGAAGCTCCATTTCAGTTAAGCGACCAGCCATCACTGACCACTCTGCAGGCTTATCAAATGACAGGGTGGGTGGAGGATGCCGCCCGGCTGAAGAACAGGGTTACCGTGGTTGGGGATACCAGTGTGCCAATCAAAGTTACCCGTTCTGATAATGATTCTTATACAAAGTATAATGAGTGGCACGACTTTCTGTACAGCGATGGCACTATCAATACAGTGGCGTGGGCTAACCTGGTTGGGGATGCCATTCTTGCAGAATCGGCTTTTGAAAATATAAAGGGTAATTTGAAATTGTGGCAAGAAGGATTAGTCGTAGGGCAGAAGGTAAAAATCACCGATAGAATGAGGCACCTAGATGGTTATTATTTAATCCGCTCTTTAACGCTCCGGATGCTGGGCGGATTGCAGGAAGAAGTAGATATTGAGGTTGGCGATTACTCTCGTGATCTGGTAACATTACTAGTAGCGATAGATAAATTAGAGCGGAGGGGGCAATAAGCAAGGATTGATAAAATAAGAGAGTCGGAAAATGCAAACACAAGAGGAACTCATCCGAGAGATACATAATGAAGTTACCATCATCAAAACAGTACTCCTGGGAGCGCCCAACAGCGATGATAAAGGCTTGATTGGCGAGATAAAAGATATAAAGAAAAATTACTACGAGCTTAATCATCGCGTGGGAAGGCTATCTAAAACAGTGTGGATACTAATAGGGATATTGGCTGGTTCAGGCGTATTAGGCGCAGGTCTCTGGAACCTGTTAGCTAGATAAATTTATTGACTACTCCCCAGCATAGCCTAAAAATTTACACGGAAACGGATAACATAGCGAAAACACGAGAAAACACGAGAAAACAAGAGATATATCCGTGTAACACCCTTAAAAAAGAGCTCTTATAGCTGATAACTTACCCCCATTGCCCGCCAATGGATTTTTTGGGTATTGACAAGCATAGGCAATGGGTGGTATAGTTTAAGTAGAAAGAAAAGGAGGAGAGAAATGAAGCAAAACATTTTCTGCACAAATCACAAAGCAACCGCCGAAGTAGAATTTCCTGAGCCTGTAAAGGGTAACGTTACAGTAACGTTACCCTGTGGGTGCAGAGTCAGCTGCACCCTGGTAAAAGAGCAAGAGGCGTGGGGCGTACACGAGTATTATGAAGAAAGCCCCGCCCGGCTTCAGTAAATCAGTAAAAAGGAGGAACAAAAATGAAAGTGTTAAATTTTACAAATCTAAAAATACACAAGGCGCTGTCGTATGCAGACAGCGTCAAAGAGCTAAAGCCATTTATAGCTGATTGCAATCCTAAACCAGCCCCTGGAGGGGCTGGTTTAGCTAGGCGCTGGCGCGATAACACGCTAAGCGCGCTATCCCGCTACTGGGATAGCGATGTTAAGCTCATCAAGTTGAATCTTGGTGGGCATTATGTGTATGGCGATAAAGCGATATGTGACATTGACCTCAATGTGAAACCAGTCTCAGACTGCGCAATAGTGCAGTTCTGGACTGGCGGTGACTTCAATGACATTAAATACTTTGTCGCTTATCCCGCCTCGTAGGCCCCGAGCCAGCAAGCCCTGCCAGCCACTTGAAAGGGCAATAATCTCTCAGTAGCGAGAATGGATTATTCACAATTGGATAAAGGCTGGCAGGGAAGCCTGAGCTGAACAGGAGCGCAGATGGAAGTTCTAGACTTTCTGAATAAACGGAGGCTAAAAAATGTTAGATATTGTGATTGATCTTATATTACGACTAACTATTGCTTATATTATTCTAATACCACTTTTGATTATTCTTTTTTATAAATAGATACGGTACACACAAGCAAGCGCGTACTGGCATATACATGCAGCGGTGCGCTCGTTGTGGCGCAGTCCGGGAGTGGAGAGAACGTGCGGCCAGGCCGGGAACGTGGTCGCATGACCGTAGGTAAAAAGGAGGTGAATAATGCTACAAATAATCAAAATCACAGGTAAAGCAAAGGATGTTTTCGCATGCTTGACTAAGATGGCAAGTCAGGCAGCAGAACTAACCATCGGCGAAATAGCTAGACTAAAAAAAGGAGAAAGCAAATGGATGAAGAACTAGAAAGAAGATGAAGTGATGAAAGTATATATCAATTATGATGGCAAGAAAATACTAATACCCGATGGCGCTGTCATTGGAGAAGGGGCTGTCATTGAAGAAGGGGCGGTCATTGGAGAAGGGGCGGTCATTGAAGAAGGGGCTACCATTGGGAAACGGGCTACCATTGGAAACGGGGCGCTCATTGGAGAAGAGGCTGTCATTGGAGAAGAGGCTGTCATTAGAGAGTGGGCTATCATTGAAGTAGGGGCTACTATTGGAGAGTGGGCTGTTATCGAAGAAGGGGCGGACATTGGAGAAGGGGCGGTCATTGGGAAAAG